ATGAACACCACGCAATCTTTTACTCAATTCATACAAAAATTGAGTATGCGGCAGAACGACTACTTTTTCTTCTTAGAATTTTTGGATTTTGAAACTGAATTGGTCGCATCACTGTCATCATTAAGAACAGTTGCATTATCAACAATCCAATCAATAAGGCGGCCCTTATACTCAAACCTACCTAGGTGAGTTAGTTCAATAGAAGGATCGACCCAAACCTCTCCACCTATCTTCTGCCAATATCTACCGAATCCATAATCTTCAGATAGGAAGCGACCGTCTTCATCAACATAACTATTGAACAGAGCATAAGAGTAATCTCTTTCATTACCCTTTAATGCACCAGTATCATCAACATACTTTAACTCAGGATAAGCCTCAAACAACTTCTCAAAAGCAGAACGCTTGATCAACATAAACCCAGTGCCGGCATCATAAATAGATAAAGCACCATTTTCCATTCTAATCTTATTGCCATCTTTTGTCGCAGGATTCACAACAAATCTAGTGCTCTTTTCAGCAATCTTATCTTTGTCAAAATCATTTTTAGCCAAGTTGACGACTTTATCCCATAAGATTTCTTTGATTGGATAAGCTCCTGTCATAATCTCTTTGTCATGCCATAACATCTTGAGAATATCTTCATGGTTATAGCCAAGATCAACATCAATAAAAAGAAGATGTGTGAACATAGGGTTAGCCATAAACTTGGCAACTAATTGGTTTCGCGCTCTAGAAATTAGAGAATCACTAATAGTGCTAATACCAAATTTCATGCCGTATTCTTTAAAAGCCATTGCTGACTTTATGGTGGACATAAAGAAAGGCTCAGTGATCTGTCTATCATAACAAGGTAGACAAATAAGAGGATGCCAAGACTGAATTTGCTCAGCAGAAATTTCAATGTTTTGTTCGGTAGTTTCAAGCATAAACAAAGTATAGCAAATAAAAAGCCCTACGGTTGAAACCGTAGGGCTTTTTATTTGAATATTTTAATTAAGATTACTTAGTAGTAGTCTTTGCATTTGCAGTCTTAATAGCCTTGATATCAGAAGTCTTGACTTCCGAACCAGTATTGGTATTAACAACATTATTGCTAACACGAGTCGCCTGGAAATACAACTTCTGTGCAGTAGCATCAAAGCGAATAATAACCTTGTAATTCAACTTTTTAGCCTGAGCACGAATACGCTGTTGCATTGAGTTATAAGCCTTGCCTGCTTCAACACCAGACAAAGCAAAACGCTCTCCATTGTTGGCAGACTCATTTAAAGCATTGATAATAGCCTGAAGTTCTTCACTAACCCGACCAGAACGAGTAAGTTCGGGGAAAGTGTCTACTTTGCTCAGATTAATCATTTTATTCTCCTTGATAATGGGCGGTTGCCCTTGATGGAAACACTATACACACCACGTAGGACAGGAGTTGCGAAAAACGCAGAAATCTTATTTCTCTTCAAAAGAAATTTAATTCTTGGTCTTATTTCTTGCCAAGCGTTGATCGGAGGGCAATTCAAAATCCTCACTATTGCTAAAAATTGCCTTCTCCAGTTTGGAGGTATAAATCCTTGCAACAGTCAGTTCAAAATTTAAACTAGCTATCTGACTATTAAGTGCAGATATAATTTCATTATGATCAATTTCTATGTTACTCATATCGATTCAATCCATTTCTCATTATTAGTATAATCAACATTATGTTGATCATATCCAGGCGTAAATTCACCAAGATCTCTATTATACACTCTTACAGTGCCAAAATCTTCCATTTCTTCCTCATAGTCCCAAACTTTATCAGGAGTTAATATTTCAATATCAACTTCCGTATCATAGGCCATATTTTGAATACAATTAAACACTGAGCCGGCTAATGCATCTGCTAAGTCTTTAGAACCACTACTTGGGTGATCTATCTTATTATTATTAAATAGTCTTAACTTCAAGAGCTCTTCTTCAACAAGAAGTTCATTCCAATATCCCCGAAGTCGAGTGTCGTATATTGAAGTCATAAGTGTATCATAATCCGATTTCTTAACAGAATGAAAATCTGCATTGATACCTTGAGATCTTAAAGATTGAATCATTTCAACGGATTGCCATCTATCAAAAGTAACTAGGCCTACTTGAAATTTACGACATAAATCAACAATCATTTGGCGAACAGAAGCAAAGTTAATTTCTGCACCAACACTTGCCTCCCAAGAATGAACCAAATCAACATTAACAACAGGCAATGTTTCTGTACCAAGAGATGTTCTAACTTCTTTAAAACCAGCGCCATGAGCCATACACAGAGCAGCCCTATCTCTTTTCAATCCCAAGTCAATATGAATAAATCTTGTGTGACCATCAGTCCCGTTAAACCACTTCTTAAAAGTTCCATCTTCTTCATCAACAGGATCCTCACCATATGTAAATGCCTTTCTAACAAGATCAGCATCTCTAAAATATGCGTCTTCCATATTCGGCGGTTCACATTCAAATCGAGCTCTTGCCTCAATAGGATTTCTAATAAACTCAGACTCAAGATCACTACGTTTAATAGTCGGATTGACCTCCCAAGTAGCAGCTTTAATAAACCAAGTTTTTGGCTCTTTATTCTTTTCAGCACCAAAATATCTTTGCTGAATAAAATCACCCTTATAACGGGGGAAAGACAGAAGAATAACTTTACCTACTTCTGGGAATCTGGACATTACGGATAACTTACTCATGTTATAAATAGCAGAAGCAGATCCTTTTGCTCTAGTTTCTCCACGCAATTCCGCATCCGTTTTGAAAGCAGAGATTTCGTCCAAAATTACAGACATAACCTCGTATCCTTCCCAACCTTCACTTTCAGAGTGACCAGAAAAACACCTTACAGGTCTAGAAAAGAAAAAGATTTCTGAAACTCTTGGCTCAAAACCTACTTCATTAAAAAAGGGAGATGAGAGTAAAAGATTCTTCAAAGGTTCAAAGAAAACTCTTTGAGCTTGCTGAGCGTTTACAGCAAGGTTCAAAAGATCAATATACACACCAGTAGCTTTACCATAATAGTTCAGCGGATCCCTTAAGCAATGTAGCAAATACGCCGTATAAGCAATAGAAATTCTTGCACAATGGTCCTTACCAGATCCCTTTCCAAGCATGCATATAACTTCATTGTCAGTGTATTTGTTATACCACTCTTCACCGGCCTGTTCACCCATGATCTTTTGTAACGTATGTTTTTTTAAAATTTGTGTTGAATGACGAACAATTTCCAACTGGATGGGCGATAATGGCGGTAGCCCAAGGTATTTTTTATCTTGGACAAAAACCTCAATCGGGACGGGTTCTGTGGATAATTCATCTTGTTTCAATAGTCTATCAAAATCTTTAAACTCAAGATTCATTCCGATAAAATCTGACATTATAAACCTTCTCCTATTTCCAAACTTGATTCGCTGACTTTATCAGAGCTAATTTTTAAGCCCGAATGAATGACTTTATTAGAGCTTGATTTTGCGTCCGAATGAATCATTTTTCATTATTCAACAATTTCTGCATCGTCAATGTCGGTGGTATTGTAAGTATCTGGATCAGAGGCTGATTCAGCGTTACCGTTCATTATTTCAAATGCGAGAGAAAGTTCTTTTCTGACTTCTTCAGCAATTTCTGGATATTTCGATATGACATCTCTCAAAATTTTTGATAGAATTTGATTGACACTCTCTGCTTTTTGCATTCGTGCAATGTAGTCGCTGTCAGTAGAATTTCCTCCACTAATCAATTTATGTAGTTGAGCCTTTTTGCCGGCAATATCCGACGCAAGCTTTAATGCCTGGATTCTAACGGCAACCATTCCATGATCAGTCGCAATATTAACAGTCTCCCAGGCTTCTTTGCTTATTTGATCAAATTCCTGAAGTGCTTTAATTGTATTAAACTGTATTTTCTCCAAAAAATAGGGATCCTCATCCGCTTTCTTTTGAAGAAAATTTCTGTATTGCTGTACGTACTCTTTAGCCTTGCCAGAACTTACGGACAACAGAGAGCCTATTTCACTATAAGAATAACCTTTAACATGCAAAATTCCAGCATCTTCTATATCTTTCAACTCAGAAAGTATATCTTTACCACTTGATTTCTCTATTTCACTCATATAAGTTCCATCAACCTTTGTTTATAAGGTATGACAATATTATCCCAAGAATAACGACTGTGAATGTAATTTGACCCATGCTTTGTCTTTTCTAATATGCTGTCATAATTATTAATGACATACAACATTTTATCACAAACATCGTCAATTTTTGGGTCAGCCCAGTCACCATTTTCATAAATTCCAAATTGGTAGGCTTTTGACATGTCAGCATCCAGAGGCACGGATAAGTACGCAAATTCGCTACAGGCTGTTCTATTTGTGCAAATGGTCGGTAACCCCGTAGCAATTGATTGAAAAGGTGCCATGCCCCATCCTTCACCTCTGGTCGGATACACCATACAATGACACTCATTGAACAAAGATGCCAACTCCAGATCTGTTAAGTAATAGTCTATAATATGGATGTTTGGAGTATTATATAGACTACCCATATTCTGCCCATCAATTATGACACGAGCATCTGGCTGACCATTACTTTTTAATATTAATTGATAATCTGGATTATCTTTAAATAATCTTAAAAAAGCATCAACCACAAGTTGCGTATTTTTTCTTGTAGATGGACTTCCGACATGAATAAACGTGAATGGTCTATTTATTGTACACCTGTTGAAATAAGAAAAAATATCGGTATCAACACCAAGATCAAAACCATACAATGGAACATCAACACCGCTATTTCTGAATACATCTACAGCCCATGATGATGTTGTCCATACTTCATCACATAAATTCATTCTAGCAACCCAATCAGAGGGCAGCATAGTTGTTTCCCAATATGTAAATCCTATTGTGTATTTCTGATCATAAGAATAATCAGTTGGCAAACAGTTATTAACCACAATATCAATATTTTCTGGCTGAGGTATCAAACGTATTCCATCAATGTCAGAAACAGAAAGACTGTAAGTGTCACTATGTGAAATATCCTCAAGACTTAGAACATTCATAGATCTAAGCCTTGAGGATATATTCATAGACGCATAAGAATAACCGTCAGCCTTCGCTTTCGTCAGTGCTCTCCAATATACGCTCTTCATTTTCAATTACCTTATAAAGTTTCACATTGCCAAGATCCGCAATCAAAACTTCTTCATCTTCTACTTTTTCAATTTTAACAGACATACTACCTCCTTTCTTCAATAAAATCAAAAGATATAATAGTACCTAATCAATCCTCATTACACTAACTCCATTGAAAAGCAATCGGAATACCAGACTCCGAAGACTCCTTTTCAAGCTTTTCTTTCTCATATCCATGAATTTTAGTAAATTCAACTCTATAGTTAAACCATCCAATAACACCATTCCAGAACTTGTCGTCCGTTGTATCGCGAAGTTTAACGAGTTCTTCATCAGTCAATAAAAAACTTAAAACTCCAAGAGGCATATAAACTGTCAAATCATAATTAAGATCTTTATCAGCAGAATACTTCTTTAAAAGCATCTGATAATCTTCAACAATTCTTTTAACAGCAGGACCACCATAGTGATCAATTGCATCATTTTCATTTCTTATTCTTGGACAAAAATTATCAACACTTGTTATAGTCCCAAACGACCTACAAACTAACGGCCTATACCCATATATACTGCATCCACCCTTATAGAAAGCACAATGGCGCTCAGTTTCTCCACCAGGCTTCCAATCATCATCATGCATTGCATCAATCAAGTCCTGAATAACACCGCCGATCCACTCATTAGAAAAATCCTCACCTTTGCTTTCCATAAGGCGATAACATTCTTGTTTCAAACTAAAAGCAATATTTGCACACTCCATCATAGGAATGGTCAAGCCAATTTTACAACAATTACCAGATCCAAGACACTTGTATTTTGTTTGATTTTGCTTAGCTTCTAAAACACGAACTTGATTATAAATCATATCAAGATGTGCAAAAGTAGTAATATCTTTAATATCTACACTTCTTCTCATCTAAGTTTTTTACCTTTCTTTTTTAAAGCATTAGCTTTACGCATTTCTCTTCTTTTTCTTTCGACCATCTCTTGCATAGGCGATTTAGGTCTTCTAAGAGTCGTATTCTTAAGATTACGACCCTTGCCCCTATATTTTAAAAGATCGTATTTTTTAACCCAGTTATACAAAGCCTGAGGTGTTACTTTTATATTATATGTTTTCTCAAGATGCTTACATATGTCTGTTAGATTCATACGACGCTTGACATACATTTCGTATAAAAACTGTTTATCCTTATATGGTTCTAAAGCCATGAGAAATACCATACCACATTCCGATGCCTATTGCATCGGTAATATCACTGTCAAGACCTTCAGAAACAAAATTTTCTATTCTTTGATCTAAAATATCCTTGACGCGCTGTTTTCTTTCATTACTTAATCTTTGCTGAATCCCCTTTTTACCAAACTCTTTTTCTATCAAAGCCGCTTCTTTTTTAGATACATTTTTGTATCCAATTCCAGACTTCCAGGTTAATGGATTAACATCAGTTACATTTTTACAATAGTCATCAAGAATTCCCCAAGTAAAACCAATAATATACGAAATTATTCGACTAGATTGAAAATTCTGAATAAAAACAGATTGCTCAATGACACATGCATCAGGTTTATAATTACCACATATTGCAGGCAATTCTTGTTTTATTATTGTAAATTTACGACTCATTTCTGGTGTTGATGCAAGATTGATTTTGCCATAATCAACAACAGTTATATTATTTTCTGATATATCAAGAACAGACCAAGCTAAAGAGTGAGAAGCAGGATCTATAGAAAGGACACGACAATCCTTAACTTTAGATACAAGTGAAGATATACTCATTGATCCTCACTCCTTAGTTTGGCTTCGTCCCAGCCCCAAGAAACAAGTCTTTGAATAAATCTTTCTTTCTTACACCTTTCGCAAATCTTTTCTTTATTATATCTAGATAAAACAGTAGTGCAATCGCTAGTAGCACAAACTCTTTTCTTTTTTTTATTGTTTTTTGCTGTATAATATTTTTCTAACAGTTTTTTATTTGTAACTATTTTTCTACATTCAGCAGAACAATATATGCCATTATATGTTTTTGGTATAAAACTTATTGAGCAATCAGTATTTGCACAAAACCTTTCTTTAAAAAGGTTCAAGTCCTTTTTCGTCATTTGTATCCGACCAACATTGAGAATACAAATCGCAACCAGAACAATTCTTAGAAGTTTTCTTATAAGGTTGATCAGGTATTGTACCCTCTGTGAAGTTTTTATAAAACTTCCTGTATTTAGTAAACAATTTATCTATAAAATCATCATCTTTATCTATAAGAATTGGAAGAATCTGCTGATTGTTCTTATTTTCATAAATAACAAAAGCCTGATCAAGATCTAGACAGCGCATATAGATTTGAGCCTGTCTATAGTGATCATCTTTAGGCTTGTTGTAAAGCCGGCGATACTCAAAACCTTCATTGGAAATAGACTTTAATTCAATAAGCTTATGACCATAAAAGTCAATAATACCATCAGCAGTTCCTTCGATAGGAGGATCAACATGACTAACAGGAATTTCTTCTGCGACAAGAATCCCCATGTTCCTCAAATAACCATATATTCTTTCATGTACAGCATGACCATTATCAAAAATACGATATGTCTGAGGACTAAAAGACGATTCAACATCAACACCATTAAAAAGATAATACCAATATCTAGCGCATTGATTTGTATAACTAGGATGAAAACCGCCAACCTTCTTACTTTGGACAGCATTTCTAGGTAAGAAAGACGCATCAATCTTTTCAACTAATTCAAATTCTAAATCAGCAGAACTTTTCTTAATATCATCAACTTTAACAGATTCCTTTTTAGGAGTTTTCAATGCATCAAGTGACTTCATCAGTTATTTCCTTTTCCAATAATTTTTAGAACATTAATATTTTCCACAAGAGCTTCGTACATTGTTCTCCACACATCATTAACAAACTTATCTTGTTCAGTCATCATGCTGGATTTACGTTTATAAGCTTGAGACTTAACAATCATCATAGTTCTATAACCAGCAAGAACATTAGCATACTTCAAAGCCTGAGCGCCAACATAAAAATCAGGATTCTCTATAATATCCTGAACAATACGCATGCATTCAAGAAACTCAGTAGCCTTATCACCCATTTGCTCAGAAAGCCAGTCGGGATCAACAATAATATCTGCCATATCTATCCTTTACATAATAGCATATTAATCTAAATAATTTGTTAAAATAGAAGCAATCCAAGAAACAACAGGAACAGCAACAGCATTCCCAATCATCTTGTACCGATTAGTATTAGAAACCTCTTTACCATCAGCACCATATCTAGTATGATCATCACCAAAACCCATAAGTCTTTCACACTCAATAGGTGTTAATCTTCTCAAAACCAAATCCGGCGTACAAACACCATGCTGAGAAACAGTATCCAAAGTATAAGACGGATCATTAGGCTCACCAAACCCCCTACCGGCAGGACCAGCAGAATCCGAGCGTCCAATAATAGTGCCCTGAATCGGAATAGCCGAATTATCAGCAATCATAGGAACATTGTTACCACCAGTCCCCATCCTAGCTTTCAAAGTTGGCATAATACCATCATCATAAACACGCACATCATTAACTCTAGTGCCATCCAAAATAAGAACAGTTGACCTAGACTCACTATTATTATCAAAAGCATTCAAAGTAGGACTAACAGACTCACTAGCCCAAACCTCAGGTGGTAAATTACCATCTGCATCCCTAGCACCAGATCTAATCACCTTGACAAAAGATTCAACATTAGAATGTAAAACAAAGTTTTCATCAGGACGCTTATGACTAGTAGCCCTAAAAGTAGAACCACCCTCCTTATAATTACCAAAACCCGTCTTACCATACAAAACAGGTTGAGCAACAGCATTACCAGTACTCTCACGCCTCATAGGTGGAAAAGCATCAAAAGAAGGTTGACAATCAATACCATTCTTATGGTTAAAACCTATTGCTTCTCCGCCAGCAAATCCAGAGCCTCCTTCAGAGCCGGCGGAAGAGCGTTGCCTCTTCTTTCTGACCTTCTTAAGATTCCCACTGCTGTCTTCGGGGACAGGTAATATTTGTGATCCACTTCTTCCAACGATTGCAGAATCGAAACAAGCAACGAGGAAGACCCTACGCCTCCTGTGTGGGATTCCGAACCATTGTGCATCCAACACGTGCCATTCAACTGCCAATGCCCCGATGTCTGCCATTTCGTCAAGGACTGCTGCGAAGTCGTTTCCTTTATTACTTGTGAGGGCACCTGGGACGTTTTCCCAAATAGCGATTCTTGGATATGTATTTCCTGTTGCATTTCTCATCTCCTTAATAATTCTAGTTGCTTCAAAAAACATAGACGACCTCTCGCCGTCCAAACCGGCACGCTTACCAGCAACAGACAAGTCCTGACAAGGCGAACCAAAACTAACAACATCAACAGGCTTAATGTCAGCACCATTGACACCACAAACATCCAAATACTTATCAGTATCTGGCCAATGATAACTCAACACATTCTGGCAATGCTTATCCCACTCAATCTGCCAAGAACACTCCCAGCCGGCAGACTCAAAACCAAGGTCAAAACCACCAATACCAGCAAACATACTGCCAAAAGTAATCTTACTCATAATCACTACCCTCAATCAAATCCTTAAAAACATCCCAATCAATAATAGCAACCTTAGTATCAGAATCATCACCAAGAACAACAGAAATACAAGGATACTTATAGTTAGAACGCCAAGCATCCTTCCTCATCTTAATCCAAGCATCACGACTCAAAGTAAAAGACGATCCATTATGCTTATAATCAAGTAAGAACTTATGGTAAGAAGCGTCACCTTTATTGACACCCCGACCCGAATTCTTGACAGCCTTCGCCTTATCACGCTTAATCTCTTCTTTCTCAGTACGCTTCATTCTACAGGCCAAACATACTCAAGATCAACAGGATCACTGAAGAACTGTGAGTAATACTCAAAATTTTTACGCAACAAATTGGAACGATGAGACCTATGAAAATCATAGTTGCCAAACCAAGAAGGCATAACAACATCAGACTCATCAACAACCTCAAAAGACATGGTATTCTTATAACCACGCTTTACCCACTCTGCAATCGTAAAATTCTGATACACTTTCATAGCCTCTTCATAACCCCTCCACATACGAGTAACAGGATGATTCCTCCAACCCTGACTCTCAGTACGACCAAGAAGTACATTCAAAACCTGAAAGGTCTCAACACGTTGCTTCCCCAACCGTCTATAATCCAAAACCTCAACAGACTTCTTAAAGTCATCAAAAGGTAAAAAAGTTTGCATATATCCTCCAATCGGTTTCGCACAGTGTACCACACCCACCGCCAAAACTTCTCAATTGCAGATTTATCACAAAATTATTTATCAACAAAAGTTAGCTCTTCATCCGACAACGCACGAAAATGCCCCTGAGACAACAAAGAAACATATAGTTTTTCGTCCACAAGTTGAATACGGTTCTGGGTATCAAACTGAACACCAGTAACAGTTGTATAACTTCCATTGCCCAAATAGTAAAGATAACTCAAATGACTCTTGTAACCATCTATCTCTTTAAACATGCCAACACCAACACGGCGTATAAGAGATTTCAACATAGAATCACATCTATTTTTCCAATTATATTCAGCATAAACGGAATCTGCCTGCTTATAAAAATAAGAGCACTCAGATGATATATTCATATAAACTTTTTTCATTAATTCAACTAATGAATCAAAATTGGCTAAAACAACATCACCTGCAAAATATCCAGTATAAGTTGTTGGACCAATGGACGAATCTATAACATTATGTTTAAAGTATTTTTCATAAGAACACCACCTACCAGTTGATATAACAGGCATACCAGT